GCGTTGTGGGCCGCTGACGCAGAGGCAATTGTGACTGATGTTAAGCGTTTGCCGACAATCGGGACAGCGCAGGCAGTAAGTATGCGGATTGACGGTCCAAAATTGACAAACCATACGTGGGAAGTAAACGCTTTAGCGTTTACATACCTCCCACGCCGACTAAGGTAGATAAATGGCAGTATTAGGAGTAACAACCGTATTCTCGTCAGGCACCGCAATCGTTGCCTCGCAGATGAATACCAACTTTGACGACATCGAAGCATTCGTCAACACCACGCCCGGTCTGTTACAACTCACGGGCGGGACGATCACTGGTGCTGTTCAGTTGAACAACACTTTGACGTTGGGGTCGTCGGGTGCTGGACATGATGTCGTCCTGTGGGGTGACACCACGGGTGACTATTTCTGGTATGACGCTGATACTAACAAGTTGGTTCTTGAGGGTACGAATGGTGCGACGGTGTTGGATGTTACTGATGGCAATGTTGTTATCGGTGATGGCACCCTGACGGTGGGTTCTGATGGTGCGGGTGAGGATGTTACTTTCTATTCTGATACCGCAGGTGACCATTTTGTGTGGGATTCGTCCGCTGAGAAATTGACGATTACTGGTACTGCCGCCGCGACTGCGTTGGATATTGCAGATGGTAACGTCACAATCGCTGACGATCTTGACGTTGACGGCACTACGAACCTTGACGCTGTATGTATTGACGGGAGTGTCGATCTGGACGGCGAGATGGTCGTGGGGGCGAACACCGACGGCTACGACGTTCAGTTCTTCGGAAACGCCGACGGCTCATATCTGCTCTGGGACGAGTCGGCTGACCAGTTGCACGCCTATGGCTCGCTGATCGTCGCAGGCAACACGACCGACGCTGTGGACATGGGCCTCGTCGGCGGCGTGGCGACCATCCGTGGGATCAACGTCGGGGCGAACGCCTACAACGACCTTGACATTCGTTGCGGTTCGACCACCCAGTTGTACCTAGACACCGCTGGCACCGTCGGCGTCGGCATTGCCACACCTGACAATCTGCTCCACGTTTGGGAAGCGTCGGCTGGGTCGGTCGCCGCTCACGCCGACGCTCAGGTCACCATTGAGAACAGTGGTACCGCTGGACTCCAATTCCTGTCGAACTCGGCAGAGGAGAATCGGATCATCTTCGGTGACGCTGCCGACAACGACATCGGCGGCATCACCTACGACCACAACGACAACACGATGAACTTCTACGCGAGTGCGGGGAAGGCCGCCCGCTTCTTGCACAATTCGGGGGGTGGTCGCCTCGTTGTGTATGGCGGTGCTTCGAGTGCTGCCGAAGGCGGCGAGATAGAACTTGATGGCGGGACTTCCTATTCGGCAGACTTCTTCTTCGACCGCTACGGCGATGACATTCGCTGGTTGTGGGGTGGCGTGACAAAGTTCCAGATTGCATCAGACGGTGATCTCACGAACACAAATAACTCCTACGGTGCGATTTCGGATGAACGGGTCAAGACTGACATTGAACCCGCCCGCGACTACCTCGCTGACCTGCTGAACCTAGAGGTCGTCAACTTCGTCATCGACAAGCAGTTCGTCGCAACGTCAGACACCGAAGGCACCTTTGAGGCACTTGACGAGCCAAGCATCAAACAACTCGGAATGGTTGCCCAGCAGGTTGAACAGCACATAGCGGGACTCGTCAAAGAGGACAGGTTCGGCGTCAAATCTATGAAGTCGTCGGTGCTGGTGCCAATGCTTCTTCAGGCCGTCCAGACACTCACTGCTCGCATCGTAGCCCTTGAAGCAGCGTAATGGGTATCGAATGGGTCGGAGCAATCGGCGCAACAGCAACAGCGTCGATCACGGGCCTGTTCGGAGTGTTGATAGCGAGACTACGTAAAGAAAACACGGAACAACATGCAGCGAACCAAGCGAAACTGGAAGCAATAGGAACTGATGTGATTGAAGTGAAAGGCGATGTACGCGAAGTACGGTCGTCGCAGCAGCGCCACTTGGAGTGGCACGCGGAGGTGGCATAATGCCTACCTACACTCCAACACACCGTTTCGTAGGCGCTAATGCTCGTTCGATTGAGTACGAGTTGCGAAAGATTTCGCAAAACATTTCAGGCGATATTACAGGGGTTACGGCAGGCGTTGGCCTGTCAGGTGGTGGAACGTCTGGTACAGTAACGTTAACTCTGGATGTGTCGGAATTGTCGGCGCTGGGTACAGACGCAGCGTTGACTGATTACGTCATCATTCAGGATGTGACAGATAATTCATCAAAGAAAGTGCTGGTAACAAACTTGCCAGCCGTTTGGAGTTAAACATGGAAACACAAATTGGTATCGAAGATGTTCTGCGGAACCTGTCGGAGCGTGGACAGTTGGAATGGGAACTCGCTGTGAAGCGGGCCGAAAACGCTGTATTACAGGAGCAGTTGGCAGGCATGAACGGTGCATCAGTAGAAGAGGATTTAATTGTCCCTTAGAAACCGATCTTCAGATTTTGGGGTTGCCCAGAGCGACCAGTCGTTGACGGTTTCGTCAACGGCTGTCGCCTTGACGATCCCGTCAGGAACTTATTCTGCCCTGTTGACCAACGGGGCCGAGGCTGTGCGCCTACGGTGGGGTACACCCACCGCGAGCGTGGGGCACTACATAGCACCATATACGAGCATTGAGTTGTTTACCGACATGAATGATGTGAAGTTGATTCGGGTCGGTTCGTCCGATTCGGTTGTATTCGCTACCTATTACGGACCTTCATAATGAGAAACCAGCGAACTTCTGAACAGTCAGCAGCGTTCACAGGCGACATTGAGGGCATCGTTACGGCTGCTACGAGTGGCTTGAATGGTGGGGCTACAACGGGTACGGCTACTTTGGTGGTGGATGCGAGTCGGTTGACTGCGTTGGGTGCGGAGGCTGTGTTGACGGATTACGTAATTTTGTACGATACGGATGCGGCTGCTACGAAGAAGGTTTTGGTTAGCAATATTCCGATTACTTGGGGTTAATTAGTTATGGCTTATGGTGACTTTACAGCGCGCGCTGGCGGTATCGGCAAGCGTGTAACCAATTACGGTTACGGCTTTGACGATATTTCGCGTGCCCGTGAAGGGTTGCAGCGTCAGAACGCATTCGGGAAATTCAATGTAAACAAGCAGGCACAAAATGCTGCACGCGCTCTTGGAGGTCAGTTCAATCGTCGTGGGATGGTTGACTCTGGTTTGCATCGTCGCGGCGCTGAACGTGGTGCAGCGAAGGCAGAGTTGGCGCGGTATGGTGTGGCGGCGCAGTCAGAGGAAGCAGGACGCCAACTAGACCGTCAGCGTCAGCAAATAGAGGAACAGTTCTATGGTGGCACAATGTCAGATCAGATCGCTAACGCGCTCCGTCGATTCGGTGTGGTGCAAAGTATGCAAGGGGTGATCTGATGGGTGGCGGCGGCATAGATTTCAGGGCAATTCTAAAAAGCAAGGTTCCGAATCTTGCCCGTTTGGATCAGCCTTCGTTTGAAAGGATTTATCAGAACTTTTCTGAGAGTGTCGGCAAGTTTGGTCTTGGCGACGTAGAATCGTATTACAAGACTGCGGGTACTTCGGGGGATCAGCAACTTCAAGCGATGCAGGAACGTGTTGCGCAGCAGGCGGCTGCTGCTCAACCGAATCAACCTCCTCCCAGTGTTTCCCAAGCCGCTACTAGCCCTGAGGCACAACGTACAGGATTGGGCAGTGGCACAACTGTAAACGTCTTCAGTCCTGAGGCGGCACGCGCTCAGGGAGCGCAGGTACCTGCCTTTAGCCCTGAGTTGGCTCGCGCTCCTAGTACCCCTGTTGGGATGGACTTGTACACTAACCCTGAAGCGGGACGTACCGATCTGGGTGCTGGTACAACAGGGCCACCGTCGATTCGACAGAATGTTACTGATACTGCTGACCAAAACATGTTGGCTATGGCCGAACAGGCAGGCGCAGGAACGGTTCCTCCATCAATCCGACAGAATGTTACTAACACCGCAGATCAAAACATGTTGAATCAGGCTGAACAATTGGGTGGAGGAACGGCTGGATCCCCCATGATTGCTGGGCCACCAGCCCAGCCTCCCCAAAACACTGTTGACCAAAACGCTGTTGACAATTACTTGAGGTCACTGGCAGAAAAGCAAGCCGCCCAAGCCCAGATGCCTGCCCAACCAAATAGCCCTGAGTTTGTAGATTCAACGTTTACCCCTCTTGGAACTCCGCCCGCTGGCGGTGTACCTCCTGCTGGCGGTGGAGTACCTCCTGCTGGCGGTGGAGTACCCCCTGCTGGCGGCGTACCGCCGACCGCAGGATTTAACGCCCCAACTGATCTGACTGGGCAGATCAACACTGCATATGACACGTTGGCGCAAACTACCCAAGAACAATTTGGTGGCTTGCAGACGCAGGACTTCTCCGACCAGATTCGGGCATTGGTCGAATCAGGTCGTGTAAGTATAAACGAGTTGAACGCACAGCAGTTGGCTACGTTACAACAGAGCGAAGCGCGCCGTATGGGTCAGATCGGTGACATTCAGGGTCAACTCCAAGGCGATCTGGGTCAACAGGAGCAGTACCGTCAAGACATCCAGCAGCAGGTTGCCGCAGATGCGGCTACCCGTGCTGGTCAGATGACTGCCGATCAGGCAGCCCGTATTGAGGCTGCCCGTGGCGCACTGGGCGGTCAGGTTACTTCAGAGTTTGAAGAAGTAGCGGCGCTTACAGGTGGTTTGACGGGTTCGCAGGCGCTGTCTACGACTGCGGGTATGGACCGTTTGGCAACGGTTGCCAATCAGGGTGCGGCGTCGCGTTTGGCGGCGCCTGCCATGTTGGCTGCTGAGGCTCAGATGGCTGTAGGCGACGAGAAGTTCCGTTTGGAGAACCAGTTGGCGCAGTCGTTGTCTGAGGGTATGGCTGAGTTGAACATACAGGAACAGCAGCAGGTGATGCAGGAGGCAATGCGTCAGGAAGAGTTTGGTATGGCACGCGATCAGGCGCTAGCGCAGGCGTTGACCAACATTGCTGGTCAACGGACGGGTGCGACGTTGGGTGAGGCTGGACGTATGGAAGACATTTCGCAGCGTCAGGGTGAGATTACGCAGGCTCAGGCGTATCAGACGGGTGAAACCATTGCGCAACGTGACTGGTCGGCGGGTGAAGCGGCGAAGGGTCGCGCACATTCGACGGAGCAGGCACGGATTCGCGCTGAAGCGGACAATAAGAGGTTCAATGCTTCAATGAAAGAGGAGGTTCGCCAGTTTGATTTGAATTGGCAGCAGGACAAGGCGAATCGGGCTATAGATACTGCACGCATCGCCCAGCAGCATGGTTGGGATATTGATGAAGCCAACCAGCGTCAAGACAATTGGAAGGCAGAGTTTGATCTGGCTGTCGGATCGGCGTCAGGTACTGTGGACCCTGCTGAGATTGATCCCAACAGTTTGTTGGGTCAGATCAACATGTCGTTCCCCGACATTCCTGATACTACGAAGGTGCTTGCTATGCAGTTGTCGAATGAACTTGCATATCCTCCGACGAAGGATTGGAGTACAGGGGAGGTTACTTTCGCTGAACGTGAAGACATGTTGGCGTCGTGGGGGTCGGAAGGCGCTGATCTTATAGGTGGATCAACGTTGGAGCCAGATGTGATCGCACAAATTACGGCGATCTTGGAGATTTCTGACACGTACAACGAAAATGCACGAACCGCAGGGAGGCAGCGACGCCGTGAGGAGGAGCAGTCGCAGGATTTGTATGCCTATAACTAATCCAGCGCATCCGAACTTTCGTAGTCGCGCATCGTCGGCGGTAAATAATATTCAAAGCCAGCGGGTGACCCCGCCGAGTGCAAAACCCATGTCGCATGGGGTTGACCAAACGTGGCTGTCAAGTGTGTTGGGTTTGCCTGAAGTTGATTATTCGCGCCGTTCGATAACGGGTCGTTACTCGCCTATGGGTTCTGACCCGCTTCACTACAAGCCGTCGCCTGCTACGCAGCGGTGGCTTCGTGATAACGAGAATAAGAGGGTTCGGGGCAATGAGTCCATATGGCAGAAACTTGCACCCGCTATGGGGCCATTCAAGTTAGGTTTTAACGCCATACTGAAGGGCAACACTATATCGGCTGTTGCGGGCCGTTGGTTTTTGGATTCCGTAGTAAATAGTCTCTCTAGTCCACTGGGCGAATTGATCGGTTGGTCAAATAACGGTTTCAAAACGGTGCCAATCGCGGCAGGGGGGGACATCCTGCCGACACCTGAGGTTTCTCCAACATCAGCAGCGGCAATGTCGGGTCTGTCGGCAGGCCCAAAGCCTATTAATTATATGGAAAAGTTGAGGGGGATGTACACATGGGGGGAGGTACTGGCTGATTACGACATTTGGCAAAGCAAGGAAGACCTGTGGAAAGCCCAAATAGCGGGCTTTACCTTGGACATAGGACTTGACCCAGTTACATACATGGGGTTGGTCAACAAGGGTGCTGGGCTGATTGCTAAACTTGTCGCTGGTGGCGGCAAGGGAGCCAAACAGGTTACGCGAATGGCGCTGAAGAAGAGTATACGGACTCAGATGGATGATGCGGCTCTTAGTGCTTTTGAGTTGTCGGGTAAGAATCCTTTCGATGAAGAAGTGTTGAGCAGTATTGTAGATGACATTGTTCGTTATGCAAAGAAGGCACCGTCAACGACGGATGAGATTGCCGAGGCATACAAGCGTGGAGTGTACTTCCAAGCAGATGATTTGGGATTGGACAATTGGTTGGTCGTTGACTTGGCAAAGGCCGCAGGAGTTACGGGACCAGCCTTTGACGATGCATTCAAATTCATAATTAAGGCTGATCTCGCAGATGATATTGCGACGATCATCGCAGCGAGCGGTAAGGGCTTCGTTAAGGGTGCCACAAAGATAACGGATGACGAACTACGTATCGCTGCCAAGCATATTGCCGATTCTGGTTTGGATGCCAACTTTCGTGAAGCAGGCCAACAGGGGTACAAGGGGGCATGGTTCAAGGATTTGAAGGAGGCGGAAGAACTCAGTCTTGCCTTCGGGTTTAAGGTTCCGCTGACGGGACCGACGGGTCGTATCTTGCGGTTGCATAATTTGGATCAGCCGTTGGGGGTAAAGTTTTGGGCTGAGAATACACGCGCACCGTTTATCGGTACGTGGGTACGGGGTGTTCCACAGGGCGCCCGAAAACTTATTTTTGGAAGGTCGGGCATGGGGGGTCCGTTGACCCCGTTGGGGTTCCTGCGTCGTGGGGGCCGCTTGGCTGACGTTCGGAAAATAATCCGTGCCGCAGAGAAGGCAGGCGATTACGGAACTGTTCAAAGTTATCGGGAGGTTCTGCATTCTGCTGGTCGTGGAAACGCCCAAAAGCGTTCCACGGAATTGAACCTTGCACGGTATCGCAAAGAGGTAGAAACTACGTTGGGGAAAGACACCCCTGAATGGGCAACGATCAAGGATGACTTGCTTCATGCAGCGGGCGGTGACGAGCAGGCGATACAACGCATCGGTCCTGAGCGTGCCAAAATTGTTCAGGAGTTTATGGAGTTTGTTCTGAATACGGCGAATGCGAGGGCTGGCCGAAACTTTATTAAGAGAACTGACTGGTATCGTCCGCGTCAATTGTCGGAAGAAGCCCGCAAGTACATGTTCGACAAGGGAACAGGTTTAGCCCAAGAACATCACATGCACGACTATGCCCTTGCTGGGTTTGAAAAGCAGCGCAAGTACGTTTCCCATGAACAGTTGCAGGAAATGATTGAGGCTGAAGTCAAGAAGGGTCTTTCACCTGAGGCTGCTCAAAAGGCCGTACGCAAGCGTGGCGCCCAAGACGAATTTATGGGCGAAAGGCTGATGTCGCCTGAAACCCACCCTGACGGGTTGTCTGTTGAGAATCAGATCAACGAGATTCTGGATCGTGCAGGCGTTGGCTACGACTTGTTCAGCAACGACTGGGACACGGTGATGGATTCGTACATCAAACTTGTATCCCACCGCACAGGCGAAGTGTATGCGGAGACACTGTTAACCAAGTCAGGAATCTTCAAAAGACGGTATGTGAACCTGAAGCATATTCCCGATATTGGTATTTCCAATTCGGTCAAGGTTGTACGCGACGCCGAAAAGTCGATGGTGAGGGCTGCTGCCCATGCGGAGGATGTGCTTAATCAAGCCGTTAAGCGTGTCGGGTCGAAACTTGCCAGTCAGCAACAGAACGTTATTGAACGTGAAGCCATTCTGAAACAGGCAGAGGCAACTTACGAGGCGGCTTTGCGTCGGCACGACGAATTGGTGAAGCCTGCCTTGGCAGCGGACGCTGAGGTTGGGGCGATTGACGCACGTATCGCAGAGTTGGACGCTGAGATGGCGAAACTGCAACAGCGCCTAGAGGGTGTAGATATTAGCCAGATGGCCGAACTGGAACAGCGGCGGATTGACATTGTTGCAGAGATGAACAATTTGCTTTCAAAGACTCCCCGCTTTGAGATGCACCTCAATCGTCTGCGAACCTCAACTGCTGCTGTGCTTGAGATGGAAGACAAGGTTACCAGTATCTATGGTGATGAGGAAACGTTTGAGTTCTTTGCCAAGATATTTGACGATCATAGAAGTTACGATGAAACGCTGGATGAGTACGTGCAGGTGCGCCTAGATGCACAGAAGGGCTTGGGGGCACCAGAGGGGTCTGGCCCATTCCCCGAATTTGAAGTTGGTCCTGAAGACATCCTGTGGGGACCAGACGATACAGCGATTGCTTCGTCAGGCAAGTGGCAAATACGTCATGGCAACAAGGTGTACTCCTCTTTGGAGGTTCATCAGATGATGGAACAAACCGACTTGTACATGCAGTCTCTGGACGCTGGTAACGAGGTGGCATTGGGTGAATGGTTGGGGATGGAATTGTTCCTTGACGCTGCTGGCCCTGATGATGCAGGCGGAATGTTGCGCTCATTGAAGTACAACATAGATCGCATACATAAAGAAATCGAAGAGTCATCTTTAGTTGTTGACGACTTCGTTGGCCGTTTCGGGAATGAGGCGTTGGGTGGTGGAGAGATTCCTACTCCTGAGGCTGTTGTGCGGGCGAAGGATACGATGGTTGAGATTATCAACGAGTCGTGGATGTCTGCTCAACAGCGTAGGCATCTGGAAGGGATTGGGGCGACTGACGACACGCACATATGGACTGAGTTGTGGGAGAATCCGAAGTTTACTGCTGCTGCGGCCACCTATTACAATTCGGTTGGCGACAAGTATGTGGGTAGTTCTATTAAAACGCTTGCGGATATGAACACGTTGCTTGATTCGGCACGCGCCCAGTTGGGGAAACAGTGGGTAGATGTTTCGGGGACGTTGCAGAGTTACGGGGCGACGGTTTCTGCCATAGGTGAGGGTAAGAAGGGTTTGCTGTATGGCGGTTTCGGTATTGATGATTACAATTACTTGTCGTCGTTTAAGGGTACGATAGACAACGGGCCTACGTCGTTGAATAATCCGTTCCCGATCAAGGGGTTGGACCCCGACGATTTGTTCGATCCAGCCAAGATAGAGATACTTGGGAGTAATACACAGGGAGGAGGTGCCACTGCTGATTCTCCGCTTGACGTTGTAGGCGGGTCGAACAAAGGGTTCAAGTTTAGTTACACGTTTCCCGATGGTACTAAGGGAATTTATTATGCTAAACTTGCCGAAAGCGGCAAGTTTGGGGGTTTGGCAACTACGTCCATGACGGGCGGCGACGCTGCGCTTCACCGTATCAGTGGCGAAGTCCTTGCTGATCGCTTGTATCGTGACTTGGATGAGATTGCAGGTGGTACGGGGGTTGCGGCTCCAACCAGTTGGTACGGTTATCATTCGGGGGCAAAGGCAACTCCTCAGATTCCTGAAGGTTGGTGGAAGATTTCAAACTGGAACGACAACTTTGTCCAAGGCTTGAGTCCCTTTAAAGGTGGTGCGAAGATGTCTGACCAGTATCGCATCTTCAACCCTGCTACAAAGAAATACGAAATAGTTCTTAAGGGGACAGAAGCCCTGCCTGCCGATGCAGTACCTATGGCGGATCTTGCTTCCGACCAACTTGCGGCAGACCTGCTCTTGGCGAACACAGATGTTGTCGGCTTTGAAGCCGACAACATCGGAATAGACGCCGTTACGGGCAAAGTGTGGCGCATGGATACTGGTGCGTCGTTCCACTACCGCGCCCAAGGATTGCCCAAAGACGGCGGTAGGGGGTTTGAGGAGTACGATTGGCGTAAAGTTTACGAACTCTTTGGTGAGGGTGACCAGCGCACGGGAACGTTCTTTCCAGAAAACACCAAGTATGACGATAATCCAGCGGGCGCCCAAGTGTTCAATGGTGACATACGTAAGTTCATGGACACCAGCGAAGTAGGGTTTACGGGTCAGATGCAACTGCAACTTGAACAGATGCTCAAGTTGCGGGGCATCTATGGTGGGTGGGATGGTTTCGTGTTGAAGCATCTTCCTGATCTGCCTCAACCTGAAGTAGACATGTTTGTTAAATGGTTTGATACCAGACTTCGGGTTATGTCTGACTATTTCCAACTCCCATACCTTGAATCTGAAGACCTGCTGAAGCAAACAGTCGCTAGGAGAGGTGTACCTGCTGAGGTAATCGAAGAGTTGACGCAGAAGACGTATGGGGCTAATCAGAAAACGTCTGAGTTCATGGGTTATGAATCGTGGCTTAGTCCTGAAGTGAATGGGTTGTCCGAATCGCAGGCGTTGGAAGAGTTTCCCTTTACTAAAGCCTTTAACGAAGTAACGGGAACCAAATGGCAAAAGAACAAGTTAGCCCGCGAACGCGATAAGGCTGTCGTAAAGTATATGCAATCGTTGGAAGCAACGGGCGAGTTGAACTACATCATGGAAACCGACGCAGTGTTGAACTCCGTCGGACCAACAATATTCTTCAAGGATGCTTGGCGTAGTGGAGGGTTGTACGACACCGCTGCGGTTGCCACCCAACAGCGAGTCTACGATGTTCCTGTATTGCAACAAGAAATGGAACACATCTTCGACCTTGGGATTTTTGGCAGAGCCGTCCTTGATGAAGACCAACCAACCGCTGTTACGTGGATTCCTGATCACGAAGCAGGGGAACCTGCGCATGGTTACTTTCAGATAGTTGGAACAGGGCTTCCTGAAGCAGACGTAGCGAATATGGACGATGCAGTAAAGCAACTATATTCTGAGGCATGGGTGCGAGGAAAGGAAGCAGCACTCACGACCATTGGAGAGCCATCTGGCAGGGTCTTCGTATGGGAGATCGACCTTCGTCAAGCCTCGCAAGTAATTGAAGAAATATCGGGGATACCTACACCCGTGACCCGTGAGACTATGGAAGCGGTGGCTAAGGCTCAAGCCGACTTCGCGGCTGATCCAGCACAAGTGTTGTCCAAGTTTACAAAGGAGGAACTTACTGAATTTCAAGAGATGGGTACGTCTGCGGAAGAGTTCCTACGGTATGCTGCCCGCCGCGAATTGGGCCTAAGCCTTGACATACCTCCGTCAACGTCGAAGGAAGCGTGGCAACAGTATTCAGCGTTGAGTCCCACGCAGCGCGGATGGCCGAAGACGGAAGCACGGGTACTTCAGGTAATGAAAGACATGGTTAGGAACGGTCGCTATGGGCACGACGCTGCGGCACTGTTGGACGCGGGAAGTATGCCGATTGAATACGACCAAATAGATGGTCTGTGGAAAGTTACCGTCAGGAATCCGCACACACAGTTCATAGAAGAAGTTGGCCCAACATATTCAACTGCGGAGATTTTAGAATTCTTTGCCGAAAGTTACCCCAAAGCCAAGGCTGCCCCTGAGGGTGTCGGCACGTTTGGGGAACAATTCAGTGCAGCACTCAAGGATGTCGATGTCGGCGGCAAGGGAATCAAGTCCCTTGCGCCAAGTCAGGAATACTCTGCCATTGAAGAAATCATTGAAAGCGCGGCTCCTCCGTGGGGTACAGATACGGGCAATTACGGAGTAGTTATCGTTGGTGGTACTACCGAAAATCGAACTGTCAGGTTGCGGATGCCTTCTGATGATCCTAAGACGGGTGAACCGTTCGGCGGCAACCGTTGGACGTTCTCCAAGGGTGCCGCCGAAACAGGTGAAGACCCAGCGCAGACAGCGATTCGTGAAACGTGGGAGGAAACGGGGCTGGATGTGGAGATCGTCGGGTACCTTCCTGAAATGCCCGCAGGGTCTACAACGCATACACATTTCTTTATCGGGCGTGTCAAGCAGGGGTACGCATCAAAGCCGATAACGGGGAGTGCAGAGTTTGCGGATAACATTTTGAGACTCAACCACTTTAGCGAGTACGAAAATTGGTGGAATCCTGCGTTGGGTCACGGAGTACCGTCAACAGGATGGGTTGACCAAATTGCTCCCAACGCGGTGGCGATGCCTCAGATTGGGTCTATGGCTCAGGGCCGCAAGTTCGGACATCGTGTTCAGGTGAATTTGGGGGAATTGGGGGGGGAGGCTACCAAGATTTATGGGATTCCGCCTCATCTTCGTACGGCTCTTGCCGATATAGAGGTTCAACGCGGTTTGCATGATCCGTTTTCACCATCCGACTTTGGTCCGCCAGCAGGTTCAGGTGGGTTAACTGCGCCACAACCAATGAGGGATTTGGCAAAAGCGGAGAAAGATTTGTTTGCGGCCTACGACTGGTCGGAGAGTGCGATTACCAGCGCTGGCGAGCGGGACCAGTTGGGTAGACAGGGGATGGGGGGATGGGCGAAGAACGATATGAAGTTCGACATGTTGGAAAAGGTACACGATTCTGGTGATCCTGTGTGGGAAGAAATCCTTATCGGTTTGCGGAAGCAGGGCGGCGACACCGCCGCTGAACGTCAGTATCCTTTGAAACGGAACAATTTGGTTGCTGCCACGTTTGATGCTGTGGCCGCTCTGCGTCGGCGTAACATTCCTACGTTTAACGCTATGGGTTGGCGCGATCAGGTCACCTATCTAGGTTTTGTCGGAGGCTCAAACATAAAAGGCAGTCATGGTGTCGGAAGGTACCATTACACTGGGCGTGGAGAAATGACCGTGCGCCTGAAAGGTATGGGAACGAAAGATGGAAAGGCTCGTCCTCCAGCGGGCAAACTCAGGAGCAGCAATGGCCCTGAGGGTCCAGCATCCTCGATGGGTCAAAGAATCATATACGATTGGATGGAGGCATTGCATACGTTTGCACTTGCCCCTAAGAAAGACATTGAGCATTCAATAGCAGAGTATTTGGCGTTTGTCAGCCATCGCAATGGGGAACAGTCAATAACTTATTGGCTGAATCGGATGGCAATTGAACAGGGCACCCTTATGCGCAACGTTGTGGGCAGTAATCAACATTCACTGTGGGAAACCTTGGTTCGTAGCGCCTCATCGGACATGGACCTAGGTATGGCTGCGAGTCTCCACGGCACCAGCGGTGGAGCGACTTTGTTGGGGGCATCTCATAAGTTTGCAAGGGGAGTGTTATCAGACGTTGGCGTCCAGTCTGGCTACGGCATTGGTATGGGGGCAAAATCAGAGTCGTACAAGTTGGCCCGTTTCTACGAGATTTACAAACGGGCACTTAGCGCCGATGGCCGTGTGGCAGTTGCTTGGCCGAACACGGAGCCACCCGCACTGATAATGATAAATAGTCCTCAGTATCGACAGGGTGGCACGGCACCGACGGGGATACCATATGCGGGTACTTCAGTTGGCGGCTACGGCGGCGGCGGTGGTTCGATAAACTGGATGTTGATAAACCCACGGGCTATTCAACCTGATCCTATTCCCATGATGACTACAACGTCAGGTCCGAACAAATTTGACCTTGGCCCAACTTTGCGACCTGAGGCAACAGAGTTGGGCCGTTTCCAGCGGGCAGGTATGACAAGGGGAAACGACCCAACAGGGCAGGGACAGAGAGATTTGGCGGGTGTGTCAAACACTGAGAAATTACTTGCCGAATACGAAGGCTTCGTTGGCAGCATGGCTATCCCTCCCAAAGATGTAGAACGGTCAATGGACCTTTTGGAAGAAATGAACGTTGCTAAAGTTGCGAATTTAAGCGACCGCTTTGGGGCTGTCCAGACGCAGCAAGTAATGCAGCAACGTGTAGATGATTTCGCTGACGAGTTGGCGGAGAAGGTAGCGGTGTGGAAGGGCGCGAAAGAGGCATCGACCGATGAGGTAATCGCGTTCAATGATTTGAACCATCGGGTTGCTGCCGCCAAGGAGGGGATAGATGCGTTTGAACGAATGAAGCAAGCAAACATTACGGAGGCGACAGCGGAAGAGTTGCGGGACACGTTTAGAAGCATCGAAATGTCGCTTGCGATATTGACAGACGCTGACCTACAGGTTTTGGACAGTGTGGGGCAAGATGCGATAAACAGTGTACGCGGCAAGTATGCGCGTTGGATCGAAGGCGAAGGTGTACCCGTACAACTACTGGACCCTGCTACGGGGCAACCCGACATAGGTTCTCTGTATCCAAGCACTGCGGCTCAAAAACTGGTAGATACTGAACCGTTGAACGGAGAAAACTTCTGGTTCCCATTGAAAGCATTCCAAGACCGTGAAGAAATCCTAGACGAACTCCTGATCTCAGGGTACAAACCGTTCGGCAACATCGCGCAAGCACCTAAGGAAATGGTTGAAGCCATGACGGCGATCACCAGATTCCGTACAGCAGGCGGATGGGGCGCATTCTTGAAGCAGTACGACAAACTACACAATCTGCTCAAGGGCTACATGATAATGAAGCCCGGTTTCCATTCGCGTAACTTCTTTTCTGCGACGTTTATGAACTTTTTGCATGGGGTGCGGTTGAGTAGTTATCGTCGTTTCCAGAATGCGTATTGGCGTTATCAGTATGATTATGCGATGGAAACGGGCATGAAGTTCAGGGCGGATTCGGTGAAGAAGGCGATGAAGGCGCGTGGTATTTGGGGGGAGGCGAATTCTAATCATGTAGGGATTGTACGCGAGTTGGATCGTGCTGGTTTGTTGGGTGGTGGGCATGGTCAGGTTGCTGCTGAGTTTCAGGTGTTTGGTGGGAAGGCGCCTCGGTCTAAGTTGTTGTCGGCTATGAATCCGATGAATCCGCGTAATGCTCCGTTGCAGTTGTCGCGTAATGTTGGTATGGGAACGGAGACTTTCGTCAGGGGGACGATGGGGTTTGATGTCTTGTTGCGGGGTGGTAATGCGGATGAAGCCTATGATGCTATTTCAAAGTTTCATTTTGATTACGATGATCTGTCTGGTTTTGAGCGTAAAGTTATCAAGCGTGTGGTCCCGTTCTATACGTGGACGAAGAATGCTTTGCCTTTGATGATTGAGCAGTTGGGTCGTAATCCTGCGAAGATGACTGCGTATTTGAAGGCGAAGCGCAACATTGAGATGGGGCAGGAGAGGCCACAGTTGGTGCCTCCGTATTTTATTCGGCAGGGTGCGATTCAGTTGCCGTTCAAGTACGAAGGTCAGAACATGTACATTCTGCCTGATCTACCGTTTAAGACTCCGTTGGAGTTGATTGATCCTATGCTGGCGTTTGATAAGGATTTGTCATTTGCGCAGCGGGTGGATATTGCGTTGGGTTCTTTGGGTACACAGATTACGCCGTTGATTAAGGCGCCGTATGAGTGGAAGGCAAAGCAGAATTTGTGGAAGGGTTACAACTTTGACGGTCGGTACCAGCAGGTACCGACCGTCTATCGGAAGATTCCGTTGATGATGAACGCCTTGGATGCAATCGGGGTAGCAGAAAAGCAAAACGATATTTGGTTGATGCGCGATTACAACCTTCATACGATGGCGCAGTTGTTGCCGACGTTCACGGATATGCGACGGTTGTTCCCGTCGGAGGAGAGGTATCAGCAGCGAACGCTGTCATCGTGGATGAGTTTTGCGTTTGGTATGGGTCTGCGGACCAATACGTTGGACGAACAACGCCGTATTTTGAATGCGTTGTGGTGGAAAGAGAAGGAAGAGCAGCAAGATATGCGGCAGTTGATGAGAGAATCGTTCAACCCGAACCCATAGGACACGGAGGCTAATAGGTATGGAATACGTATCGCGCACCCAATGGGGTGCGCTGGACACAGGGAAGCCCCTCAGAGCCTTCAGGAAGGCTCCTCAGGGCATCGTGGTGCATCACACGACAGGGGGAGCCTCCAACCCTGCGGAGCGTGTCAGAGGCCACGACAGATACCATGTTCATACGCGGGGGTGGACCACTATCGCGTACAATTGGTTGGTGTCGGGCGACACGGGGGAAGTCTTTGAGGGTCGCGGCTGGCATGTAGGCGGTGCTACACGCGGCTGGAATTCAAAGACAGTTGCGATCTCATACATCGGGTCGGGAGATGACCTGACGGAGAAGGGGAAGGCTGCTATCCGTACAGTCGTGGACGAGATACAGCGCAAGTATGGGGGGAACCTGTGGATCAAATGCCACAGGGATTTCAAGAAGACCTACTGTCCCGCAGACGTACTGGCTAAGTGGATCAAGGAGGGTATGCAGGAGGAGTCACAGAACCCTGCGGGTGTGGATTGGGACGGAATCGTCAAGTATTTGATAGACGTTGGTGCGAAGGCGCTGACGCAACGTCCGTTGCGTAAAGGTTCTCGCGGCAAGTATGTGTCTATGGTACAGTCGCGCCTGAATGAGCGAAGCGATGCTGGGCTGACTGTGGATGGTTCGTATGGACGCAAGACGAAGCGGGCAGTGTGGAAGTTCCAAACCAAGTATTCAATCAAGGCCGACGGGATCGTCGGCCCGACAACATGGAGATACCTATGGGTAGTCTAGGACGAAGTGAAATTATGAGTTTGGCTGCGCTTGCAGGTGTGGTGGTGCTGGCTGTGGTCGGCTCCATCGGTGGCGACGCAGCCGTTGCCTTTATCGGTGGCTTAGTGCTGAAGAATCCTGCGGGCGTATTGAAGCGTTGACATGGAGCAGGACGAGGTTGCCTTTGAGCAATGGCGTGCGGAAGAAGGCGACGCTATTGCGGCTGAGATTCAGGAGAGCCTGAAGGCCAGTTCCAGTGTGTTGAACGTGGACGATGGCAGTCATGCCGTGTGGCATGAGGGCAGTTTGGGTCTGCTATTGGTGCTTCCGTTTGAACACGCGATGGCTTTTTCGGCGGAGTCTATTACGGGAGACTTTGATAACAGTCCCTTACATAGTTATGTGTTTTCCACGATCAGCGAGTTGATTGTTCGTGCGACTGCGATCATGGACTTTGACGGAATAGATTAACTCATTGACGGGTGGACGTACTGGTCGTTCAACGGCAGTCTCCACAAGTCCATCGCTACCATGCATCCGATGATGCAGTAGCCGATGATGTCAGCGTGCGTATCTGCAAGCGATTCATTGTTCGCTTCCGCATCCCGTTCGTACAGGTTCTCTAGGCGTGCGATCTTGTCGTGCAGGCGTACGAGTAGACCGTCCAGTCCGAACCTGTCGATGTTGTCGTACCCGTAGTCTTCCATCTTGCTACGCAGTAGCGGCAGCACGGACGCGGCACCTGCGGGTGCCGTTACGTCCTTGATATACGCTTGATCTAGCGTTATGATTGCTATTGCCTGAAACCAGTTGCAGGCGATGTCTTCGTGTACTTCTGCTCCGTAGTAACGGGCGGCAAAGTGGTCGTACTCATTGCGCAACATTCCCAGTGATGCGTCAGGGTCAGCGTGGAAAGGGTGGCGTACGCCACGGGCACGTTTCACATCTATGCTGTTAGCCATCAGCCCTGCGGCTGCGTCCCACGTTTCAGGATTTATCCGTGGAATTGTCATATAAATACTCCTTCACTAGCGGGTGTTTAGATAATTCTTCACCCAGTTTACGTAATATTTCATCTCGTTTACGCGCCACCGTGGTCTTCGGAATACCCAATACTTCTTGGACAGTCCGTAGACTTAAGCGTTCAAACAGTAGCGCATTTATCATCCATATATCCCTTTCATCTAGTTGGCTGTACACATTTAGTACAATGTCCTGCAATTCAACACGTTCTGCGGACGAGAACCTCTCGTCCGTGGCACCAAGCGACTCCTGCAACCACCCAAGGTGGATGGGGTCAGTCGGTATTTCTTTGCGACTCATCTGCCCATACTAGCGCAGCAGGAATCGCATAGTATTCTTTTCCTTCAGGGAACGCCTTTACTTCAGCACCTACGCATAATTTTTGTAACTTGCCGAGGGGTATGTTGGCGTGTCGATCATTGGACGAATCGTATACAAACAAAACAACACGATGCATTCGGTGCCACGACCGTAGCGCCTGCATCTTCTCCAACTTCAACTTCAACACCTGATCCGACCCCAACCCCTGCACTTCCACAAAGGATTCAGAGGTCAAATAGTCAGGCGTGTACCGTACGCTAGGTGGCAACGAACCCATGTGAATCGGCGGACGATTCAGCCCGTAGCGACAGAACTTACGGTCGCACAATTCCTCAAACTTGCGTTCCGAAATATCTCCCATCGTCTGAAAGCGATGCGAGAATGGCTGATCCGCGAATGACATAGCGTCACACTTTCGTAGCGTCGATGTGAACGACCTGCTGGTCGTTCACGATAATACCTGCACGTTGGATACCATCCAAAGCCAACTTCACATAGTTGTCCAAGTCTCCACGCAACGGCGTTGTCCAATCTTCCACTGGCGTGATGGTAACCGCTGTGTGTTCACCTGTAAAGATCAACTCTACCCGAACTGGTCCGTCGAAGACGGGAGCGTCTTCTCCTACAGCCACAGCATACTCTTCCTCCGCGCGTACAGTCGTAGCAGGAGTGTACACCCGCCCCTTACGGGACATGCGGGGACGCCCCTTAGGCAGCGGGCGCCCCTCCACCAAGAACGAAAACTCAGTGGACGGTTGCACGTTGCTGTGCGTCGGTAACGAGTCGTTCGACTTGTCGGTCACAGTCTTGCCTTCCTGCAAACTTCGGTCCCTCAGACCACCATGTACCTAGACGAGAATCCAAGTCCTTCGTCCATACCAAGATGTCGGTCACTCCGTACCCTGCTTCCCACATAGCACGGGCAAACCTGTTGAGGAATCCATGTCGTCCTCTGCCAGCACCATGCGACTGAGTGTAGTACGAATGGGGACCATCGTCGTACATCCTACGTGCCACCCCACGTAAACGGGTACCGTCAATCTTCATCAACGGTTCACGCGAGTACACCCGTGAGGGTGGCAGGTCAGGTGCTACCCATAAGGCTGCTGCAATTTCCAACAGGTCAATCTTTGCACGGGCACCTTCAGCGTCTATCACAAAGTTGTAGTAGTCAATCGGGTACCCGTTATCGTCCACCATTTCCTGACGACCTTCAGGTCTGGCACCACCATACGGTAGGCGCATATAGTTGCCCGGTGGACCGGGCAACGAGTCCTGCTTGGGGTACACGGCATCGTATTTGATGCCAGCCATCTGGCACACCGCCTGCAACGCTCGTCGCATCGTAGGCGCTTCAATCCAGTCTTCGGCAAAGACCCATACGTGACAGCCCTTGGAGCGAGACAGTTCCACCCATCCCTGCATCGCCAACGCCTGTAGCACAGTGGCTACGTTCTGCGCATAGATGAGCGAGTCGTCGCCTTCGTCAATGTCGATGGCACCCCACATGCACTTCCACAATTCGGGTTTCATGTCAGGATAAACTTTATGCCCGTCCACCTCTCGCCACCCACCACATCCAGCGGCATGAGTTTCTTCAGGGTCATACACCATTGGGTACACCCCGATCATTTCCTCACCGCTACGGTGGCGTGAAATCAGGTGTCGGTTTACGTGATCCCATACACACCCGCCAGCGTCGCTGCCGTATGCGTATGGGAACCCTTCAAATAGGTTCCAGATTGCTTCAGACATCGAACCCGTCCAAGTTCATCTGCTCCCATGTTACGCCCGGTTCCAGCAGCCTACCGCTCGGGTGGATGGTGAGGTTTACCTCTGCCTTTTCACCCTCGCCTGCCTTGTTCTTGTGTAGGCCCACACTGATCTCGTCTTCGTAGTAGCGGCGTACGTCTTCCTCTAGGGTAACGTCGTCCCATCGGCGCCATGTTTCTATGACGAAGTGGCTTTCGCTGGTGGAGGCGTATCGACCTGAGTCGATGCCGCCTGCTCGTCCGCGATTGCCTGCTCCTCTGCCTGATTGGTGGACTACGACTCCGATTACTCGCCAGTCTGATACCAGTTGCTTGAAGGATTCAATTTTTGCTTGCACGCTGGCGTGGTCGTTTGGTCCACCTCCACGTATCAATTCTAAATAATCATATACAAGCACCTGTGGACGTTGACCGTCCCACAGTTGCGCCGACGCAATCCGCATTGCCTTGTCCAGATCGTCCACAGACATACCCGTGGACTCAAAGTGCAGGTTGGTTTCATTCGCCATGATCTCGCTTGTGCGATCCCATGCCGCTTCGTCACCACGGATAAGGCGACCCAGCCAATCCTTCTGGCTGATCTCCAAACGCATAGCCGTGTACCGCCCCCAAAACATTGATTCAGTTTCATCGGGGCTAACCCACAGCGTCCTGTGGTTGCGGTTACGTGCAGCCATGTTCATAGCCAGCAACGTCTTACCAGTGTGCGTCTTGCCGATCAGGGTCACCAACTGACCTGCACGGGCACCACCTAGCGTGGCTTCGTCAAACCCTCGTATTCCAAACTTCCATTCTCCTCCTGCGCTCAGGTCTGTCCGCATTCGTGACATTTGCTCAGTCTTGGGGGTGTACAACCGCTTCAAGTCAGCAGGTGTAATGCCCTCAATCTCAGCCGCCGCTGGGGCGGGAGCAGCCGCAGCCGCTCCCGCCCCTACCAGCCTCATTGCGTCTTCAAGGCTTAGACGCTCAGGCAATTGCCGCCAACCAGTTCTGCGGGTCAATCGCTTCTGGACGCTCACCCCATGTGAATGGGCTGTGCTTGACCAGCCCACCGAAGTAACCGCTCTTGTTGGTAAGCGGGTGATTGCCTTCACCCTGAATCACGGTATGTGTACCGTCTTCGTTCAGGGTAGTGCCACGCTTAATCTTGAAGTCACCAAGTCCGCACTTGCCGTTCTTGGTGATGGGAATGTCCTTGCCACGCATGGACTCTGCCCAGTAGTCGGCAGGGAACTGACGGCTACCTGCGGCGAACAACTTTCGGATCGCCTGATTGTCCATGAACGCTGACTGCTGTGACGCATACTCAATGCCAATGGCACGTTCGTGCATGAGCAGTTTGTTGACTGCCGCATACTCGCTGTCGTCAATGTACAACGACGGGCGCTGGAGTCCTTGAGTCACAGGCTGTGCCTGCGGGAAGGCTTCCACGACGGTCGCTATGGCAGTCGCTGTTGCATCCGTTACGTTGACGGCAGGCTCTATCTCAGCAACTGGCTGTACCAGCAGCGTCCGCTTCACCTCCGACAACCCCTGTGCCAGAGCGATAGCGTTATCTACTGCCATCGTCACTGCCACACCTTCGTCGCCGTTGTTGATTTCAGCGACGGTCAGTTCGACCGCAACCTTCATCAACACCTGCGCTTCAATTGATGCCCTCTCAGTAGGGCTTAGTGGCGTAAATGCCATTATGGTTTCCTTTCGTTGGAACCTTTGCAATGCGCCCAGTTGGCGCACCATTTCTCAGAACACCACCACCCGTTGTCACCCAATACCCACGGCGGTGTGGGCATGGCTTCAACGTAGCGGCATAGTGCTAAGACCTTCGTACGTAGCCAGTCGAAGTGCGTCTGGTCACGTACCAAATCCATGCGACCCACCCCGTCGGGATGCATGATCGCATATGAAAAGTTAGGGATGCCCAGTGCGTAACAATACGCAATGCTTTGCACATCCCACCTTTCGTACTCCCAAGCAGTCCTAGAATAGTCACGCTTGGGGAACTTCCAATCCCACAAGCGGTCGCTCTCTACTAGGTCAACTGTCCCTGTGAGATTCACTATGCGCTCATCGTCTTCGATGAGCGGAACCTCAAAGTAATGCTCCACCGCTACGGGCTTGACAGTGGGGTACACCTCCGCATACCACGACGACAATTTGTTCTTCCCAACTGTCGCCGCAATCGACGGCGTATACGATTCCCAACGTTCAATCGTGGGTTCCATCTCCCCCCAATAGTAGTCAAACGCAGCGTGCAGATCCGATTCTTCCATCGGCCCATACCCGTCTATCACCGCAGACAAGGCATCCTCTGCAACTGTATGGCATACTGTCCCCAGCGACGAAGCATCCTTCACGGGTTCCTCGCTGAGTCCGAAAATCGTGTTTCGGAATCTTTCCATACACATGTCCGCAGTCTTGATCGAAGACTGACGAACCCACGTATGCACCCACCGCCCATCCCCTGCTTTCTCCAAAGCGTGTTTCATATTTCCTCCTAACGGTACTGAGTAAACTCCTCCCCTCTCTAAAGAGAGGGGAGGAGGTACTGAGTACCACTGAGTTTACTTGCTCGAATGTGTCCGCGTGGCTCATTTCGGTTAAGATTCTGTGCCAACTCTGTTACGAACGTGTTACGGTCACTCATCCTTGGATTCCCATTGCTTCTCATGTGAAGCAACCCACTGCTCCGCCTCCTCACGCAACGCGAACACCTCCAACGGAGTCTTCTCCCCATCAAGGCGCTGTTGCATCACAAACCAGCGCACAAACCATATACCTGCACCTACAGGCACGGAACGTTTCTCAATCTGTATCGTCATCGGTATCCTTTCATTCGTCCACGAAAGTCAGGCCGTTGCAACATTTCAACGCACTGCGGTGGTTCCCACCTGCGTCTAGTCACGATGCGGCACATACGAACGAACACTTGAACCCGTTGCACATGAACCGACTCGTCGTCGTACAACTCCGCTAACGCAACGTCATATTCCGTGAACGCAGCAATCATTTCGTCGTACTGAACGGGTGTCAACGATAACGTGATCTCCCGTTTACCCATTACGCCTCCAATCACAACCGTCAGCGAAGACCGCCTTTATCGGCCATGACCTCATCGGTCGGCCATGCAGTCTTGAAAGCATACCATGTATCTAACAACGCATTAGAACGGTCGCGGGCAATATCGTCACCCAACCGCTCCGACCATTCGTACACTACTCGCGTCTTGAAATTCCGATACTGGAGATTGCTAGCGCACAAGTTTAGGTACTTCCCAAACAGGTCGCGTGGCATCAGCATCCGATGCTCATAATCCGAACCGACGTTACTCCATACTTTGCCTGTCCACAATCCCTCCCACGGCCAACCCTCTACGGGTCCGTCCGAAAGCAAACTGTGATCCAACAAACGCCTCTTCAAGCGATCCATCGAATCCGAATCGCGTGAACGAACAAGCAGGTACTCACTTATATCTAAATCAAACTCTTCAGGTTCTGCTTCAAGCCCCATCGGGAACACATTCCCGTTAACGCATGAAAAGAACCCATCTTCAGTAACTATCCACATATATCTCCTATCTTGCGAGCGGGGGCGAGAGGCGGAGGGGGCCACCCCTCGCCCGCACTCTAGTTCCTAGATCGGCTGCGGATACTCTTCCCGCTTCTGACCGTACGGACGGTAAACCAAACGGGTTACCAAACGGCCCGAACGGAAAGCGTTCCACGCCTTGATGAAGTAGGCCAAACCCAACCGCTGATCGGCACTGAAACTCGGGTTCCGCAAGTTGCGGTCCTTCAGCACCTGTGTCTGCAACACCCAAGCAGGATTCCCTGTCGTGCTTGTAGGCGCAATCAACTCTTCGATAAACGCCTCGGTGTCTTCCTCGCTCAACTCGTTGAACAAGTACAAACCAGCAGTCGTTGCACTACGCACCAACGGAACATGATGCATCACACGGGAAGCCCGTGTACACGCCTGTTCCAACGGCACCTGATTCTGGAAGATGAACTCCAAGATCATGCGCTCACTCATGGTACGAGCAACAGCCTGATTGACATTCGGATCGCCAGTGGACTGCATCAACATCACGGACCTAGTAGCAGCAGGTAACGCCTGTAGGTACTTGAACTGACGAGGATCGTCAGGGTCGGTACCTACGATGCGCAACACATCTGCAACCGTCCGCTTGCGGCCAAAGTCAACAGCAAGCAGCAAAGACGCATAGTCTGCGCCCTTCACAACGGAGAACCGTTGCACTGTCTCGCTCTCAACGACCGCCTGTAAGCGATGCTGTCCATCAGCAAGGCGCCCCTTCTCATCAAAGATGATCGGGATGCCTATTTCTGCCCACTCGCCTTCCAGCATTGCAACCGCATACTTCGTGACCAACAGGTCACTCATGCTGCGATTGGGGGCAGCATTCTTCAGGATCAAAGCCGCCTCTTCGGGGCCAATCACCTGCGCAGACGTTTCATGCCTGCTAATGGGCGGCACGACTCGCCCTTTACGTGCAGTAAAGTTTCCCATATCACTCCTCTGTTTGGGTTTCTTTACGGGTAAACAGGGGCAGGGACACGTACGTCCTCGATAACGGTCGTAACAGTTGATGCCCTCCTATCCTTTCAGATAGTTGGATGTACTGTTACGTGTGTCCCTACCCCCGAAAGTGGTGCGTGACCACCATGCACCCGAAGGGTCGGGCGGAGGTCATGCACAGCAGCCACGCACCTGACTAAACGGTGACCTCTGCCAGATGCTTCAACGCAGCATCTGCAATCGGTGTCTTACCGTCCAACGCACGGATGTACGAACGCTCTTGTGCAGCGTCCGTAACCTTAAATCCCGTGCTGATGCGGTGCTGTTCGGCACCTTGGAACGCATTGTAGGCCAACCAACGGTTGCCCACCTGTGTATCCCACTGTTCCTTCTCGGCACGCCACGCTGTACCAACAGCAGCCACTCGCAGATTGCGAGCCGTCACCGTCTTGTGATGGGCGTCAGGCTCAGGATTCGGAAACACCGTGTTCACCAACTGTGCGAACTGCAAGTCAGTGAACTCCTGATCCCTCAACACACGGGCCATGACCTGCATGGTCCGTGTCTGCTCCATCGAAGACTCCAACACAGCCGCACGCATGGTGAGCATGTTGTCGTGGTTCTTCGTGGCCTTCACGCCAATCAACTGACCAGCGTGTCCAAGCATGTTCTCGCAACTGATGCGCTGCTGAATCGGGATAATCTCCGTCTTCCACACACCATTAAGCGACATGCGTGTATAGATGAACGGCTGGATAGTGTCGCCACCACCCAAGTCGAACGGGTCGTCAAGCACCTGCTCAACTACCACACGCTCACCGTTTCCAAACACGCTTACGCTGCTGCATGACTCGGGGAACAACCATTCCAACGTGTCATACACATGCTGATAACCTGCACGCTCGGGGTACTTCCCTGAGTGTGAACCAAGCACCTGTCCCGTGTCGCCACGAAGCACGTACCTGTCAAGGGGCTGACCCTTGTTCTCCCCGTGCTGGTACACAGGCATTTGGAACTGCCCGTCAGCGATGTAACCCGATGGCTCGTACACCACGGGAAACACACCGTTCATGGCAGCAGCCATAGCGGGAACCGACGCACCTATGTCCGTCGCAACTTCCTGACTGCGGTCGGGATCAGTACCGTCTACACGGTGGTCCTCCAACTTCTTCAGGAAGTTGTGTACGCCCGCTAAGGCGTTGTCAACTGTCTCTCTACTCATGCATTCTTCTCCTTTGCCCAATCGTATGGGCGCTTTCTTGGTATGTCATGCTTCTGACGCAGAGCAGCCACGAAGGCCATACGCTCCCGTCGTCTGTCTTTCATATGCCTAGATACTATCATCCATACGGACGCACCTAAGCATATGACGATAAATGACCACATGTAATACATAAGGAACTCCTCGCTAATCACGCGGTTCATCTTTCCACGGAGGTTCAGGCTTATCCCACGTAGGCGTATCTACCTCGTCCTCCTCCTCGTCTGCAAACACGATGTCCCAGCACCTATTGCAGATGTACCAACCGCCCCTATGGGCGATCAGCAACTCTCTATGCGCAGCCGACAGGTCAGGAAACACATTCTGCACCAACCCTTCACGGTTCATCCAACGGTCATAGTCACCGTCGTCAACCCGTATAGAGTCCGTCGTCTTGCAATGCCTACACTCAGCGGATACAACTGCCATCAATCCTCCTCGGTACATGCGTCTATGAACTTGACCCGATCAAAGTTCGGGTTAAAGCCCGCAAACACAGTCGCTAGTCGTGAAGTCATACGCCACAAAGCAGTCTCGTATCCGTCCAGAAACGCTACGTCCACATCAGGGGCGTGTGTCTTCGTGTATTCCTTGTTCAGCACCCGTGCCACCTCAGTGAAGTGCATACGTGTCATGCCGCCCATTAGAACGGCTCCCCGCTGTTTACAGCGTGGCCCCGTGTGTCCTGTACGGCAATCAGGATGTGCTTCAGCGTAGCCTCAGCGTATGCCAACACACTCTCGGGAGTGTCATGCTTGGCCCTGAAGCCTGCCGTTGTCGCTTGTAGGCGTGACACCATGCCCGTCAGTTCCGCAACTTTGGCTTCCAACTCAACCACACGCCGTGTCTCGGCCCACAGCGACGCAGCATCAGCCAGTGTCTCAACCTTGGACTCCAACACAGTCACACGCTGCAAGCCCTCATTCGCACCCTCAATCTGGGCCGAAACGTCTGGCGGGGACAGCAAGCCACCCTCGTCAGCGGACGTATCCAAGTGCCACTGGATGACCTTCGTCACCAACTCAGTCGCACGGGCACCAATGGTACAATGGGCACCTACGCTTATGGTGTTGTACTGGCGCAACAGTTCAGACAACGTTTCCTCAACGCCATCGCTGTTGCTACCGTACTCCTCCGCAGCCTCACGGGCAGCGTCGTACACGCTGTCAGACACAGCATCCCATGCCTCTTCCCTGATGGCTTCCTCCACCTGCGAAGACACAGCGTCCCACGCTTGGTCGTCAATCTTGTCATCCACGCCGCTACCGACGCTCTCCCATATGGCCTCTGCGAACTCATCCGCATCAGCCGTTGTCCTGAACTCAAACTCACTCATACCTGCACCTCCAGTGCGTCAAATATATCATTTACGGCATCCGCAAGCAGGTCATCGTAACCGATACCCGCTTCCAGATCAGCAAACAAGCGCATAAGCACCTGCTCTATACTCTCACGCTTCATGCGTCTACCTCTTCCTTATCCCAATGCGTCAACACGCCGAGGTCGTCACCCTCAACCGCAAACCCATACTCAGCAGCAGCAGGAACCGTCCACACATACTCACATGAGTAGTAGGTACCGAAGTCATGCGGGTTCGCCTGAATACACAACCGACCACCCTCAGGCTCATTACCGTAATGGCGCCTAATCTGCTCAATGAACCGCCTCAAATGCGCCTGTGCCTCACGAATGTAGGCATCACTGCCCAACTGCGGACAAGGCTCATCCCACGGCCCATCACCAACATACAAACTGTCTCTCATAACGTACCTCCGTACATCAAATGGCTACTTCCAACACTTCCCATCTTCTCTCTCTCAAGAGAGAGAGAGAGAAGATGGGGACTCCATCCGCATAGAACAACTACTGCGGATCAAACCCAGCCCCTATCGGCCCTTGCTCATGCACGTTAATCTCACGGTCAAAGTGCGACGGGTCTATACGCGACCCATCCAACACATCCTCTACACGGTTACGGGCATCATCCTCGTCATCCGCTTCTATGTGAAACTCCCAATGCGCACTCTCAATAACCTCAACCACGTATCGCTTCATATCAATCCTCCTCGTAAGGGGTATATGTTTCCTTTGCACGACGGATCATCTCAGCGCACTCAGCCTGAAACTCCTCCAACGTCTGCGCCTTTGATTCCGTCAACACCACTCGCGGTGCCAACTCGGCAACCTTCGGCACCGCATGGGCCAAAGACACCGCACACTCATGGCACAAAGCCACCTCTACGGGCGGGTCCGCATAGTTGTCCGAAAACCCACCGTAATAGTCATGCACAATCAGCAGCAACCCACCATCCAACTGCCTAGCGTTGTCACCTATGACCATACTTGCGCACCTATCGCAAGGGTATTTATCTGTTCTCATGCTCTTACCTCCTGTAAGCGCCTATTCATTGCCAAAGCATAATCATGCAGCAGGAGGGTGCCACCTGCTTAGGACAGGCACACCCTCCCATTCGCCGCAACCGATTGTGCTACGGGTGGAAGGAGGGTGCCACCCAACACGGCTAACCGCTCAATTTCGGCGCTTCATCCATATAGGCATACTTCACGCACGGCTAGGCTAAGTTCCCGCTGCAACTACCACGGTGAACGTACACCCTCCCGAAGAAGCACGGGGCGGGAATCGAACCCGCAAACGCAACACACTGCGCATCCTCAGCCCCATCTAGCGACCCGTGTGTGGGTTAGGGGCTTCCCGTGCATGGTGGAGGTGAGGGGAATCGAACCCCTGTCCGCAAGCGTCCGACATGCGGCTTTCACTTGCGTCGAAACCATAAACACCCCCGAAGGGACTTACACGGGCTTAAGTTTTCGCAGTTTTATGCGCTACACTGCACCCACATAGGATTGTAGTCCCACGCACCTACGTCTACAACCGCAGATAACCCGATGCCACGCACCACACGGGTGCCGCTTGCAGCCTAAAGCCTATTTACCCTCGCTGCAACGAGCCTACACGCTATGACTCCTGAGCCATAGTCTCCAAACGTGTCTCACGCCACTCCTGCACATCCACCAACTCCTCCAACAACGACGCAAGCGCCTTTGGCAACACACTCACAGGCAGCAACCAATCCTCAGCACGCACAAGCGCCTGCCCCAACAGTTCGAGACCCTCCTCATCCATGAACACAGCAAACAAACCCTCACTCGCATCCACACAAGTCACATCAATCATCGGAAACCTCCCATCATCTCTCTCTCAAAAGAGAGAGAGAGATGATGGGGACTCCACACGCTAGCCACGGGTCAAACCCTCCTCAGGCTTCTCACCGCCACCAACAAACACATACCCACACTTGGAACAAGCCCAATGCGTATTACCCAGATTACGCACCAGATCATGCTCACACACCGTCGGAACATCCATCTCAAGCACAATACACCATCCTTCCATGATGACCATAGGTCAACCCAAACGCATCCAACAACCGCCACTGCGCCAAGTTGATCGTCTGCGTAGGATACAACTCCTCGCTCCACGCTACAGACGCCCTAGGATTCCTCAACTCATGCAACTCTTTCGCATCAGGCCAATCATCCCAATCCAACTCACGCCCCGCATCAACACCCAACATCCGCAACAACTCCACCTCGCCAAGCGTATACCTACTCGGATGCAAAGCCGACAACACACGCCCAAGCATGTTAGGGCAATCAAACAACGCTGATCCAAACACTACGCACCTCCTGCGCACTCAACCAACTAACAACAACTCAACACGCACCCATGTGGCACTGTACACACACACAGGGCAGCACAGGGCGGGAGTCGAAGACTCCCGCCCCGCACAGCGGGGGAGTCGAAGACTCCCCCGCCGCAGACGCTACGCCGTAGCCAGTCCCAAGGACTGGGCCTTGGCGACGATGCGCTCCACCGTACCTTTCCAAGCAAGGTTCCCTTGCTTGTCAAGGTGCGTCGGAACCAACTCCATCGCTTCCCGAAGGGAAGCGAGAACCTGAGTGACATCTCCGATGTCACTCGCCTTCGTGGCATTGGCAAGACGAGCATTAATGCTAGCATTAATGCTTTTGTTCTTCGCGGATTTCGCCGCTTTCTCCAACTTCCAAGCCGAAGGCTTGGAAGTCGTGGCAACCGCTGGAGCCGAAGGCTCCAGAACCACGTTTGAGGGAACCTCAAACGTTGGGATCGACGGTGCCGAAGGCACCGTAACGGCAACCGACGGTGCCGAAGGCACCGTGACCGTGGCTTCGACGGAATCGAAGATTCCGCTATCCACGATCTGTTCGGCAAGCCGAACAATAGCCGAAGCCGAGGCTTCGGTGATGGTCAGGGTCTTCATTTGGCATTTCCTCCTTGTTGGTATCTTCTTATCATCACCCTTTAGGGTGATGAGAAGATACCAACAAGGAGAATACTGGTTCCCCCTTTAGGGGGAACCAGTACAAATTGGTTCTTCTGATCCCTTAAGGGATCAGAAGAACCAAGACTCGTTCACAACCAATCTACGATTGGTTGTGAACGAGAACCCCAAACCAAGCCGAATCACCGTTGTTCTCATAACCCTTTAGGGTTATGAGAACAACGAAAAAGCCGCCAACCACTCTCTCCAACCAATCATAGATTGGTTGGAGAGAGTGCCAAACTGGTTGCTTTACTCAACTACGTTGAGTAAAGCAACCAACTAAGCCAACCTCCAATCAACCGCTTACAACTACGTTGTAAGCGGTGATTGCCAGAAGCCGAAAGTTACGCGCAGGTACATCAACCTACGGTTGATGTTGATTCCAGCAGTCCGACCGTAGGTCGGTGACCATCCAGAGTTCTCAACGAAGTTGAGAGTTCGATTCGGCCCGTTTCCCGTGCTAAACCTTTGGTTTAGCAACTAGTTCAAGCACCGAAGGTGCTTGTCGCCGCCGAAGTCCGTCGGGCACCGTTGCCTTGGCAACGGTGGGGGTGCCGTACCCCCCCTTGGGGGGTACGGGGCGCGCACGCGTGTATGTATAGATATGGAGGGACAGATCGGGCAAAAAAAGAACTCCCTGTGGGAGTTCGTGCGCCTGTACGCGGTATTGGTGATTTACTCAGTACCATTCCCCAACGCTGAAGGCGTTGGGGAATGTTTACTCAGTACCAAGCAATTATAGGCTGGAGTGTCCCATTATTGTACTAGTGGGTTGGTACAATGCCCGTTTGGGACACCTGCGCTTACAATCAGGAAAGGGGTTTAATATGCCGAGAAGTAGAACAAGTGGTCGTGGTGCGAAGCGGGGTGGCCCCCGTGGTCGTAAGACACCTAATACGGTAGCGCGTGGGAGGGGCAGCGGTAGCGTTCGTGCACGCCCGACTGTCGCTGGACCGCGGCCAGCACGACCAGCACGACCACGACGCAGAATTGGCCGCTAACATGGCACAAAACGGAGGCGGCAAAGGCTGGCAAACAGACATAGACACAGGCAGCAAAGTTATGCCCGCAGCATGGGGCAACCTACTAGACTGGCTGCTACAGGGGCCAGAACGTGCCCCGTCTACACAACGCGACTGGGCTACAGAAAACGATCTCCATGAGGATTCGATTCGACGTATCAAGCGTGACCCACGCTTTATACGTGAATGGGATCGGCGCGCTGCCGAACTAAACATTAACCCTGAAAGGGTTCAGAGCGTCGTAGATGCTCTTTGGCAGCGTGCGTCTGCGGGGGATACGAAGGCTGCGTCTTTGTATTTGCAGTATGTGGAGAAGTTTACGCCGAAGCGTCGGGTTGTGGTTGATGATGAGCGTGCGGTGGCTGGGATGTCTGATTCTGAGTTGGCTGATGCTTTGGAGTCTGAGGTTGTTGGTCTTAGGGCAGTGTCTTAATGCCTAAGGTTGGTGGTAAGCACTTTGCGTATTCTGCAAAGGGGCGTAAGGCTGCTTCGTCGTATGCGAAGAAGTCTGGTAAGAAGGTTTCTAATCGAAAAGGAAAGAAGTAATGGCAAGTCCTAAGAAGTGGTGGAGTGCTAGTAAAGATGATTTTACTCTTCCGAGTAAGAGTTCGACGGGATCTTCCCGAACTGCGTGGGGTCCACATGCT